GATGAAAACTTCATCATAACAGGATTTGCATCGGTGCATACTGAGAAGAACATGAACATGTGGGGCATCAAGGCCAAGCAGACTCCAGCTGACGTAGTCGAATGGATAGCAGTTGACCGCAGACGCAAGCCCGGTCAAGTCTGGATATCACTCGACTATGCAGACTATAACACTGAACATGAGGACGCAACCCTATCGCAGCTCAACTTCCACCTGGCAGCAGCCTGGGCAGCACTCGGCGGAGCACATAAAGCAGCCAACGACAAGATGCGCTGTGCATACTGGGCAGCGCGTGCACACCGGAATAAGTGGGTGTCACATGACGACGAACAGTGGCGGACATTCGCCTCTCTGTTTTCCGGTGACAGGGACACGGCACGGGACAACACGATGCTCCACGGCGTCTATTCTCGGATGGCACTGCGGTTCACACAGATCATCGACCCAGCCGCGAAGCTGATATCGGCGAATTACACAGGCGATGACGAGGACACACTGATGAATGACTGGGTTTCCGCGCTCCATTACATGATGATGCACCACATAATGGGTTTTGTGCTCAAGCCAGCTAAACAAATGGTATCCGCTGTAATACACGAGTTCCTACAGCGCATGGCAGTGCCAGATGCGACGCCCACGAGACCAATATTTGCAGTCCTCGCACAACTGGCATCCGGGAATTGGTATAAAGACGTGTACATATGGTACGACTCGGCCATAACTTCCGTCTCTGACAATGTCTGGGAACTGGTCTCCCGTGGGATGCCCATCAGCTACGGCCGTAGACTAGCGGTCGAGGTTCTAAATGCAACTATGCGGCTGCCGATTGCCAGGCACCATGTAGATGGTGTATGCGTCTCAACCACATGGAAACACCTTGAATGGTGGGATTATCGCAACGGCGGGACCAGCGAGCACCCACTCTGGGCCGGCACTGGCACACTTGGCACAGTTGCGCCTGCCATCAGTGCCAAGCCAATCCCAGGTGCCAAGGCTGCAGGCAATGCCTCAAAAGCCTGGGTAGCACTCAAGCGTGCCGAATTACGCATTGAAGATCAGGCGGCATGGGACCAGTACGGTGAACACTGCATCAAGGAATCATATGCTGGGCTGTACGTCCGCACCCGTGCTGACACGCATCGCCGATTCGGTGAGGCGGAATGGCCACTGCGCTACTCCAGGCCTGAGCGCTTGGACATACCCGGACCAGTACCGATGGAGTCGGTACAAATTGAACGGTTGCTCCTCACCACCTCAGTAGATCGCAGGCCGGCGAAAGAGAGTGAAGTGTTGGCCCGAATGGGCCTCGACGCCCCAATGGTCTCAGCCCTAGGCGGTCTCCACACCGTATTGCAGCACATGCGGCCTGATGTCATGCGCTACTACTCTCGACCACAGGCGGATGGATACATACCACTGGCTCTCTACTGGCTCGACCCAGCTATCAGAGCATGGTACGGCAGTGCGGGCATAGCACAAGTGACGAATGCTAACATGTATGCG